AAGGTAAAATAATAATATCTCCAGCACTTTCAGGTAGAAATCCAGCTATTTCTATACTTTCTATAGAAGCTAATCCTTGAGTTGGTATTCTAAATCCTATTATGTCTAATAATTTATTAGGAATAATATTACCATCTTTATCAGTTTCTATTTTAACTTTACCTTTATAAATATCAGGTAAATAAATTTGCATTTTGCCTACACTAAGAACTTTAGCACCTTTAACTGGGACTCTTTCACTTTTAGAATTAATCTCATATTTATCATAAACAGCAGGATAAAATTTTAATTGAGAACCTTCATAAATATATTCTACTTTACCACTTTTATCTTTAACTTCATATCTATTTCTAAAGTTTTCTTTACCATAATAAGCTACAGAATGTTGATAAGCTCCAGTACCATTTCTCTTTTGACTAATAGAATAACTATCAATCATTCCATAAATAATACCTTCTAATTTATCTCTATTAACCATTGAGTTAATACCTAGATTTTCATCTATAAGATTAATCTGATTAACATAATTTTCAGGTAAATCTCTTGATTTAACTTCTTGTTTTAGTTTTTCTTTAAGTGTATTTAAATCACTTTTATATTCACCATTTTCAAAAGTTACTCCTAAATCAGTTAAAAGCATTTTTTTACCTAATCTTAATCTTTCAGAATTTAATCTAAGATAATCTTTAGCTTTAGTTTCTAATTCAGCTATTTTAATTTTACCTAAATCAAATAATTTAGATAAAGTTTGTTTCATCATCTGAGTACCAGTAATCTGAGAATGTTTTCTTTTAAATCCTGTATCTACTTGAATACCAAAATCTTTATAATAAATATCTACAGTTTGACTATTTTTATTTACACCGAAGTTACCTTTTTTATCATAAGCTTCTTCAAATTCACCTTTTTTATTTAAAATAGTTTCATTACCTTTTACAGCACTTTCAAAAGTAGATATTCCAATACTATTACTTCTCATGTGTTCCATTAATTCAGAAGCAATAGGAAATTCTTTAACTACTGATGGAATAAGCACTCCTAATGACGTTTTAAGTAAAGCTGGTATATAACCATTAACTTTAGCATAAGCTCCTTTATATAGAGGTTTAATCTGGTTTATTACTAATTTACTATCAGGTTTAGAAATAACTCTAGTTAAATCTTCAGGGTCTAAAACTTTAGTTCTATCTGTATGGTTAAATAATTTTAAATAGTCTTCATCAGAAATTAAATCTTTTCTTGGACCATAATAAGTTTGCATTTCCCATTGATAGAAATCTTCTAATTTTTCATTCCAGTCACCAACTCTAATAAACATTTCTCTTACTTCATCTAAAGATACTTGAGAAAACCCATCTGTTTCATTGATATTTTCATAAGATTTAGCTAAATCATCCATTCCCATATTTCTAAATTCTTTAGTTAATCTGGAAATAGAAGTAATATCTTTTAAAATTTGTATAGTAATTAAAGAATTTCCAAAATCATCAGCATTTCTTCGATGTTTAATTCTATCAGCTCTTCTAAATTTATCTACTATAATATTATTAATAAAAGGGCTATCTAAAGAATATTTAGTTGTACCTACAATACTACCCATTCTTTTAAAGAACTCAGCAGCATTTTTAAAGAATAAAGGATTACCAGTAAATAATTTAGTTTGTTCAGTATTCATCATTAAATCATTAATAATAAACTGTTTAACTTGACTTCTATAATATTCTTCAATATTTTCTGTATTTAATTTCTTTCCAGTAGTTAAAAAGTTATTTTTAATATATTTCTTTCCACCTATTTCTGTTTCAACTAATAACATTTTATCTACTAAATCTTTATATTGAGCATCTATTAAATCATCAACATGCTTTTTAATAGCTTTTCTAATAAAAGGTCTATTATCATCTAAAAATTTATCAGGAGTAACAGCTAAAGGACTATTCTCTTTAACTAAATCTAAATATTCTTTAGTAAAAGTTTTAGTATTTTCATCAGTTAATAAAACATCTATCCAAATACCTACTTCATTATCTTTTAAATTTTTAGTAGCATTTTTCAAATGGTTATAACTAATATCTTTTTTATCACCTTCAATAGGCACAGTTTTAAGATTTCTAGCATATTTAACTACAGCATTTAATTCATCTTCTAAATAATTAGTAAAATGAGGTACATAATCTAAATCACCACTAGTTTGACCTAATTTATCTTTCATCATTACTTTAATTATAGTACCATCATTTTTAGTAAATTTAATAAAATGTTCTAAAGATTTATTACCAGTTCTTAACATATTAAACTGACCTTGTCTGTACATATTTATTATGTAACCTATTCTATCTTCATCAGATAATTTACTAAATCTAATATCTGATTTATTTTCATCAGTTAATCCTTCAGCTATACTATTTACTGACATTATAACATCATTCTTTTTGCCTTCTAAATCAAATATAATTCCACCAGGTTGTAGTAAATAAGAACTTCTTATATACTCATTAATATTAGGATTATAATAAGGATGTTTTTGATATAATTCTTCTAATGTATTAACTTGATTAATATCATTAGTTAATCTTCCTATCCAGTTATATAAAGTGTTATTATAAACACTATCTCCATTAATATTAGTATGACTATGTTCAGTTCTATCTAAATTAGTTTTATATTCCATTTGAATAAAAAACAACATATCATCATGTATATTAGTATCTTCTTCTTTATTATAAAAACTAGGCTGAGTACCTTTTTTAATTTGTTTATAAATCTCACCTACTTTATTTTGCATTCTGTCTTTATCAATAGATGATAAATCATTAGGATTAGTAAATTCAATTCCTAATTGTTTTAAGAAACCAAATAAACTTTTCCCATTATCCATTCCCCAACCTTTAATACTATCTCCAAATTTAGATGTGAATTTAGAAGCCTCAATAAATCCTTTATCATTAATTATTTTCTTACCTTCTATTTCACCTTTATTAAAATTATTTTTCCATTCATAAAATATTCTATCTTTATAAGCATTAGCATTAGCATCTTTATTAATAAAAGCTCCATTTTTAATTAAATATCCAATAGAAAAATCATTTAAATCTTTAACAAAAGTTTGCATAAAAGCACTAAGTTTATAAAACTGTCCTTTTGAAAGTTTAGAATTAAGAAAATCTTCCATATTTAATCCTAATCCATCTTTAGTAAATAAAGTTAATAAAGAAGGATGTTCTTTACTTAATTTAATTATCTTAGATACAACTTGTTCTACACTTGTTAAACCTGTTAGATTATTTAATAATAAAGAAAACATTTGGTCAAAATCTACAACTGTTGGTAATCCTAATGAGTTTAAAGCTAATTCACTTTTCATTAAAATATTACCTTTTACATCTTTTTGAATTAATCCATTAGCATCTAAATCAGGTATTCTTTCAACTAGAGGTAAAGTTCCTATTAATAATTTAATATTTCTACTAGCATTTTTCTTAGCGTTCATTTTAATAGTAGACTCATCATTCCAGTTATTAGTATCTTTACCTTTATCATTCTCATTAATACCTTCATTTAAAGCGTCTTCATCCATTATAGATAAATTGTATTTACTTAAATAATTTTTATGAGAAACTTTAAATTCATTCCAATTATCAATTATAAATTCTAAAGTATTTAATTTTTCATCTAATTCATTAGTAGGGTTTTCATTGTACTGGTCTACTAATTGATTATTTACTTCTTCTATTTTAAATAAAGCATAATTATAAGCTTTTTTAATTACTTCTTGATTTTCACCTTCAAATAAAACATCTAAATTAGAACTTTGGTTCTTTAAATAACTAAAAAAATAAGCACTAATACTATTATTAGTATCATTAACAAATTTTGTATTATCAATACTTAAATTAGGTCTAGCTAAATCTTCACCTTTATAATCATAAGGAATTTTATCTTTATAATAACCTAAATCTATTCTTTCAAAAGTTTCTTTTATTTTAGATTGTCCTTCAACTGTACTAACTCCAGTAAAGAAAGATTTAACCCAATTTAGTAAATCTAATAGTTTTTCAAAGAAATTCTTTTTAACAGGTGCAACTTTATAATCTTTTATTTCACCAGTCATTATATAATCTCTCAGTTCTTCAGCTAGTTGTTCTTCTACTTCATTTTCTGTGAAATTCTCAGCTAGTTTAGAAAACTTACCATCATAACTTGTAATAGTTTTGCCTTTATTAGTATATCTCCATTCATTATTTAAAGCTTTTCTTTCTAAGTTAGTTAAAAATAGTCTAGCTGTTGTATGATATGCTTCATGGAACTCTGAACCTACTTCAGCTTGATTAGATAAATAAATTCCTTTAGTTGTGAATAAACCCCAATGTTTACCTTGAATTAATCCTTGTATTCTATAAAAATCTACTTGAGGAAATCTTTCAGTAAACCATTTTTCAGCTTCATTTAAATCTATTACAGTATAAGAATTTTTAAAAGCTTGCCTAAAAGGAGCAGTCCCCCATTTTCCATCAAAGAAATATTCTGTATCACCATTTATTGGATTTGTTCTTTTATCTCCTTCTTTAGGTGTAAAAAAAGGGTCTACAATAGGTTTTTCTGCTGTATTTTTCTTTTCTCTTAATTTAGGTTTTTCAACATTAGTTGTTTCAATTTTTGTTTTATTAATATTTTTAAAAGTATCTAAAATAGATAAAAAAGTTTTTAAATCATTTATTTTATTATTTTCAGTAGTTATAGATAATTCTTTTTTTATTTCTTCTATTAATAAATCAATATTAGGAGATAAATCCATTACAGCTTTTCTTATTATAGCTGGAAGTTGAGTTAAATTTTTTTTACTTATCCATTTTCTATTAACAAGTAAACTTACATCAAATAAATTAATTGCCTTATTATTACTTATTTGTTTTAATAAATAATTACTGGCTGATTTAATAGCTTCTTCTATAGTATCAATTCTTTCATCTATTACACCATCTTCAGTTAAAATATCAAATTGGTTTTCTACTTCAATAATATCAACACCTTTATCTTTTAAAAATTTAATTTCTTGTTTTTGTTCATAAGTAAATTCAATTTTTGTTTCAGATTGTTTATTTTGTTGTTGTGCTTTAATACTAGCTAAAAGAGCATTTTGAATTTCTGGTTTAATACCTTCTTCTAATTTTTCTTCAGTTTTTACTCCAATAGATTTTTCTGTTTCTGTAGTAGTTGAAAATCCTGTAGTAACTTGAGTAATTTTAGGTTTAACAAAAGTAATATCCGTATAACCAGAACTAGCTAATATTTCAGCCATTGTGTTAGCTGGAAATTCTTTTTTATATTTATTAAAGTTAGCAGTTTTACTTTCATGTGCTACATAATTAGCATTTTCAAATTTCTCTACTATATAAATTCCTTTATTATCAATAGTTACTTTACTATGAAAAATCTTATCTTTATGGTCTTTATGTTTATGCTCAATATAATAAACTCCTGGTTTATCTAAATCTTTATCTTGATTAATAACTATAGTTTCTTGCTTAACTTCAGATTTAATAGGTTCTTTAGTAACAGGTTTATTCTGTTTAGCTAATCTTTCTTTTTCTTCTTTAAGTTTCTTTTTATCTTCAGCACTAAGAACTGTATTAATAACTACATTATTTTCTGGAAGTACTTTAGCTAATTTTCTAAATTCTTCCATATCTACATCACCTAAAGCTAATGTTAAATATTGGTCTAAATGAGTTTGAGAAGTTTCTTCAGTTGTACTTCCATCTAAGTTTTTAACACTTAATTTAGTAGGTGTAGCAACATTAGTGTTTAATACGTTATTTAAAAGATAGCCTTTATAACCACCATTAGATTGATTATAAGTTTTAACTTCAACACCTTTTTCACCAGCTTTAGTTACTGTAACAAAATGTTCTGTTCCACCATCTCTTTTAAGTCTAGCTGAATTAATATTATGTAATCTTTGTGGTAAAAATTCTTTTAAAGTATCTACTAAAACAGTATTTAATACTAATCCTGAAGGTGTTACAGCAAATAAAGGAATAGGTTTTCCTTCATTATAATCACCAACATACATAGCTGAAGTTTTAGTATCAGTAGCAAAATGAAATCTAGTTTTTTTATTATTATTAATAGTTTTTGTATTATTGCCAGAATAATAAACTAAATCAGATATTGCTTTAAATACAGTTAAAGGAATACTTCCATTAGCATCAGACATTATAACATTACCTTTACTATCAGTTAAGTGAGTAAGGTTATCATCATCTAAATTAATTTCTTCACTCTTAGAATAATATCTATAATTAATCTTTTTTACATAAAATTCTAATAAACCAATAACAGTTTCTACTTTATCATTACTTAATCTATCAGGCTGTAAAGGATACATATTACCTGTAGTTTTATCATAAGCATAAGTAAAACCTTCTTTTACATTAAAAGTATTACCATCTTTAGTTATTCCTTCTTTAGTAGCTACATCTATATCAAAATCTTCAAATTTCTTACCTGTTCTTTTTAATAGTCTATCAAAATTAGCTGATTTAACTCCATTATCATTTTTATCTTCAGCTTTATTTAAAATACCTTTAGATTTACCTTTAACTGGAATTACAGAAAAACCTTTTTCTTCAAATTCTTTATTAATATTTTCTAAATCTTTTTTATATAATTCTTTTCTATCTTCTATTTCTTGAGCAAATAATCTTTGACCTTCTGCTATAACTTCTTTAGTTGTACCACCTTTTATATCATATCTCTTTCTAAATTCATCTGAAGTTTTAGGTGTATAAAATTTATTATCTCCATAAGCATTAGTTTCATTAGGTAAAGATAAAGTAGTAAATACAACTTTTCTATCTTTTTTAGGTAAATCAAATAATTCTTTTAAAGCATTTTTATTACTAATATTTGTAATTATTTTACCATTTTCATCTAAGAAATTTCCTTCTTTATCTATTACAGCAACATAAATAACATCATTCCAATCATAACTTAATCCTGTAGTTTCTTTATCAAAATTAAGTTTATCATTAAGAAATAATTCATTATCCATAGAAGGTTTAAAAGCATAAACTTGTAATCCTTGACCATAAACTTTATTATTATTAGTAAATCTGTAAAATCTTCTTTGGTCTGGATCTTCATTTAAAATATTACTTTCATTACTTTTAGTATTTCTACCAGATGTTCCAACAAAAGCATTTTCTAAAGCTCTAGCAAGACTTTCTTTTTCTTTAACCTCTTCTAATCTAGTTTCTGATTTAAGTTCTTCAGCTTCTTCAAATACAGGAATAGTTTCAACTCCTTCAGAAATATCATTTAATCTGCTAGAATTAGTTTGTATTTCTTTTTTAACTTTAATTACAGCAGCTTCAGACATAGCAATACTTTGAGCTACAAAAGAATATTTTTGTTTTTGCTCTAATATTAAATCTCTTTGTTCTTTTAATTTTTTATCTTTTTCTTTAAGTATTTTTGCTTCTACTTGTAATTCTTCTATTTTAGCTTCAAGTAATTTAGCTTGCCTACTAGTTTTACTATCTACTTTTTCAGCTTCAGTTAAAAATTCATTATAGTAATACTCAATATCTTTATCAGAATATTTAGATAATTCACTATTTATTATTTTCTTAATTGCATTATTAATATATGTTTTTCTAAAATCTTTACTATTAGCCATTTGTTTAGCAATAGATGGAGAAATATTAGTGTATAATTCATTAAAAGCTTTATTTATTATTTCATTATCACCTTTTAAAGTTTTACTTATAACATTAATCATCTGTATTAAGTCTACAGGTTTTACTTCCATAGCACTATTTATATAAAGTAATCCTTTAAGTAATCCTTGAGCTTGTTCTTTTAATTCTCTAATTAAAGCTTCTATAATATTAATATCATTAGTAGTTTCACTAATTTCAGTAGTTAAAGCAGCTTTTTCTTCTTTAAATCCAATTAACTGTTTAGTTTCAATTACTTTAGATAATTTAGCATCTAATTTTTTACTTTCTTCAGATAATCTATTTAAATCATAATCTAATTCTTTTTTATTATTTTCTAATTGAACTATATCATCAGTTATTCTTTGTATTTGTTTTAGTAATTGTATAATTTTAGTTTTTCTTGGACCACCTTTTTTAGTATTTTTTAAATTCTTTAAATCTTTTTGCATAGAATTTAAAGTCTTTTGAGCTTCTTCTATTTTAGTTTCAGTATCAATTATATCTTCTAAAGTACTTTCAATTAAATTATTTTTCTCTTTAATTAATAATTTTAAACTTTCAGTTTGTATTTTAGTTTGTCTATCTAAAGTTTCTTGTAGTTTATAACCATCATCATATAAAGTCATTCCTAAAGTATCAAAAGTTTCTTGAGTATATTCCTTGCCTTTTTTAAACAAATCTTTCATAGAAATTTTAGATTTAGCTTTAGTTCCAGCTTTTCTACTTTTGTTTTGTAAATCTACTTTTTTATTATAATCATAAGCTTTTAAATAATTATCCATAGATATTACCTGATAAGTATTATCTTTAGAGTTTTTACGTACCATAAATTTCTTACCATATTTATCAAGATAAGTCATTTCAGTACCCCCCATAATAATCTTATAATCTTCAGATATATCTATTTGATTAGTAGTTGTATATAAATCTATACCATAATTAACAATATTACTTAATTGAGTATTATCTATATTTTCATTTCTTAAATTCTGTACATATTCTTTTAATCCTTGTCTATCATTAAATTTAACAAACTCTTGCATTTTATCTAAAATCTCTTGTCTTTGAGTTTCATCTAAAACTATAGGTTCTTCTAACTTAGGTTCTTCTTCTTTGCTAGCTTCTTGTTTAGTATATTTCTTTAAAAATTCATCTTTGTTATCAATATTAACTTCTTCTACTAAATTAGTAAATTGTTCTTCTCCTTCTACTTCTTCTTTACCAAATAATTGTAACTTACAATCTTTTTTAAGTAGTTTATATACATTACCTTCTTTATCTGACCATATAGAATTATCTGTGAAAGTAGTTATTAATTCTTGTTGATTTTTAATATCTTTAAAAGTTTTTACTTTATCTTCATAATGCTTTTGTACTTTTTCAACATCATATAAGTCTTCAGCTTCATTATTTAACTTATTTAAAACATAAGGAATATTCCATTTTTTAGTTAAATTTTCTCTATAATTAACTTCTTTATCTTTAGGTAATTGTAGTTTCTCTATTTTATCTTCTTCTTTAAATTCTTTAGTATCTAACTTATTAGTTTCATAATTATATACTCCATAAGAAGTTTTATCTAAAGCTATTGCTTCTAATCCATTTACTTTTAAAATATTATTATTCTTAACTTTAATAGTAGATTGCCAAGTTCCTTCTTTTTCTATTTTATTATTAGCTTCTATTAAATTAGTATTTTTCTTTTTATAAAAATCTGTATTAATAGAATTAGTAACTTTAGCTCCTAAATTTTGATTTTTAATTAAATTAATAATTCCCTCATCATCTTTAACAGCTTTTAATTTATTATTAAACAAAGTTTGATTATTAGCTGAAGAAGTATAAATTTCTTGAAATCTATTTATTTTATCTTTAACTATTTGTTTCTCTTCTTCTACTTCTTTTGCAGTAATATCTTTTAATGCTTCACCTCTTAATTCATTCTTTTCCTGAATTACTTTCTTAGATAATTCTTCTAATTTTTCTTCTATTAATAAATCTTTACCCCCTTCAACTTGTAAGAAAGAAGAAACTTCTTGAAATAAATTTTGATTACTTAAATTTTCAGCTAAATCTTTATCTCCTTTAGCTTTTTCTATAGCAGCTAATTTAGAATAACCTAATACTAAGGCTTTTTCTCTACCTAATTCCTTTTCAGCAGTAGGGGTAATTTTATATTGTTTAGTAGTATCATCAAATATAGATTTTCCTTGATTATCTAATTCAAATGTATCACCTAAAGTTCTATAAGTAGTTAATATACTTTGATTATATAAATCATCTAAACCTCTTTTACCTGTATCAGTTGTTTTATCATAGTTACCTTTTAATATCTCTTCATTTTGTTTAGCTTCTCTATAACCACCAATAGCACCACCCATACCTCCTAATACTCCTCCTAGAAACATACCTTTTTGCATATTTACATCCCCAAGACTTTCAAAGTAAGTTTGTATTACACCAGGAAATCCACTAAAAGCTTCATCCCAAAATCCATCAGGAGTATCTTTAGTTCCTTCAGCTATATCTTTATTATATTGTTCAACAGCATATTGCATACCTTCTTCAAATAATCCTTCAGAAGCTACACCTTTTAAACCATTTGTAATAAAAGGTAATATTTTATTTACTTTACCTGTTTCTTTTAATTCTTTATTAACAATAGATAAAGGAGATTTACTAGTCATTTTACCAAATAACATTTTATTCATGTTAATATTAGATGGTAATAATATTGTCATATTAGCTGCAAAAACATTAGCTGCTCTATCTCCTGCTATATTTTTAGCTTCTTCTTCAGACATTCCTTGAGCAATTAATTTATCTCTAATATCAGTATAACTACTTGAAGCTTCCATTGCACTTTCTCCAAATGTATTTATACCAGTCATAGCAACATTATCTATTTTATCAATAAATTTAGCTGCATCAAATCCTTTATCTGTTAATCTAGTTGTTAAATTAGCTAATTTAGATAGTTTACTTAATCCAGAAAAAGTTTTAGCTCCTAATCCCATACCTTTTATAATGCCCCCAGGTAACATCATTCCACCAAAGAACCCTGCTGCATCTGCACCTTCAGTAGCCCAAAAAGAAGAACTAAGTAAATTATCTACTAAATTACCTTCTTTAACTTTTTTAGGAGTATAAATAGATAAAACATTTTCATTAATACTTTCAAATAATCCATCAACACCTCTATTAAAAGCATTATCATATATTAATTCAGGATCTTCTAATCCTCCAATAAGATATGCTGCTCCACCACCAATAAATCCTAAAGTATTAATAGCAGATTGCCAAATTTTATTATTAGCTCTAATTCCACCTTTTATATATTTTTCAATTAAGCCTTGGTCTTGAGCTTTTTTCTCATATAATATATCTTCTATTTCAGAAGCAGATTTTCCAGAAGTTGAAATATTAGCTATATCAGCTTTTTTCATTCTTTCAAATTGCTCATTTGTAATATCATTTCTAACATTAAAATCTATAGAAGGTTTTGTAAATGGAGATTTTAATTTTTCAGATTTTGTATTTTCACTTCTATAAGAAGCTAAATCTTCTAATAATTCAGGATTTACTCTAGTAGTAATAGGTAATCCAGTTATTGGATTAATGCTACCTGTTAAATCAGTAATACTTTTTATTTTTGTGTTTGGATTTATGATATTATCTTCCATTATATATTTTTATTTTAAATAAATAATTATTTTTGTAAACCTAACTTATCTCCAGATTCAGTTTCATAATTTAATAAATCAGTAGCTTTAGAATTAGCATAAACTAATTTTCCTATTTGAATATTTTTATCAGCAATTAAATCTTCCCAAGAATTATAATTAACTTCTTTTCCTGTAGAAGGAATTGTTAAAATATAATTACCATAAGTTGTTTGTTTAATATTTACTTCTTTTTCTCCTGTATCTGTAGAAACTTTAGTTGTAATTCCTTTTTTATTATTTTTAGCTAATGAAATAAGTTTATTATTTTCTTCAGTAAGTTTAGAAGCCCCAGCATTATTTAACATTATATCTAAACTAGATTTAGCATAATCAGAATCATAAGTTGATTGTAAAGCTTGATTAATTCCTCTAACCCAAACTTCAGAAGCCCAATCATTAGCTGCTTGATTATCTTTACCAAAAGATAAATCTTCAAAATTAGCTACTGTTTTACCATCTTTATCTTTTACTATTGCTGTAGCTGTACCTCCACTGCTAAATGGTGAAGCTATAGGTGGAACTATAGTTAAAGTTGCTGTTGGATTATCTGCTAAATATTTAGATAAATTTGTATTATCTACTTTTAAATTACTTAAAGCATCTCCATCTTTAGTTGTAAAATTAGCTAAAGCAGAAGTACTATAACCAACTCCAGTTTCACCTTTTAAAGCATTATTTAAAGTAGTTTGAAATAAATTAACTGCTGATTTAGCATCTGTATTAGTTAAAAAGAAAGTTTGATATTTTAAATCTTCAGGAATAGTATATTTTTCATTTTTGTAATCCATTACTTTATTATATAAATTTGAAATATCTGTTGATAAAGTTGGTGTAACAGAACCTCCTTTAGTTCCACCTGTTATTATAACATTTTCTGGAATAGCCATATCATAAGAAGATATATTTCCTGCTTCATACTCAGTTATAAATTTATTTAATCCTTCTTCTGTACTAACATCTATACCATAAGTATTTAATAATTTATCTTTTGCATCAGTATCTATTTTATTATCAGTTAAATATTGTTTAGATAAATCTTTATTTATCTCATCAAAATTATAAGCTAATTTAGTATCTTCTAATTGATTTTTCATAACTTTAGCATCTATAGCAGAATTATAAATATCTTTAATATTTGCTTTTTCAGTTTCACTATAATTTATTCCTGTTGTAGATTGGAGTAAATCAAAATTTAAAGTTCCATCTACATTAGTAAAAGTAGTTATATCTTTATTAGATATTAAATCTTCTTTTATTTTAGCGTATTTAGGAGAAATAGATGTTCCAAAAACTGTAGGTACAGTTATAGTTTTAAATGCTGTATCTATAAATTTATCACTTGCTATTTTTTCTTTAGTATCTAAAGAAGTAATATCATTATTTATATTATCAATAGTAGTTTTAATAGTATCATAAGTAGTTCCAACAACACTTTCTTTATCCAAAGCTAAAGGTAAAGTAGGTGTTTCAGTATACATATTTTCTAATCTATAATTATAATCAGCTAATTTAGTATCATAAGTATTTTTTAAAGCATATTCATAATCTGTATTACCTAAAAAGTCATAAGTTTGAGTATATTCATCTCTTATTTCAGATTGTAAATTACCTGTAGCCCATGTAGCAAAAGTTTCATCATTTTGAAATATATTACCTTCTCCTTTTTTTGTATAATCTCCAGAACCTCCAACATTAGTTCTATAATCTAACATTGTAGTAGGATTATTTGCAATAAAAGCAGCTCTTACAGTAGGATTTTTCATTAAGTCATATATTTCATTTTCACTTAAAGTTTCCCATTGTTCTAATTTAGAAGCTAAATAAGCATCATTTCCACTATCTCCACTTAATTTACCTTGAAATCCTCTAATTGTAGCAGCTAAACTAGGAATTTGTTGTTTAAAATTAGTTAAATAATCATCAGCTTTAATAACATTAGCTGTTAAATCAGCAGGATTAATCCATTTACCTGAAGCATCAGTTAAAGTTTTAGAACCTAAATTACTAAAGTTTAAAGCATCAGCTCCATATTGGTCTGAAAGAGCTTGTTCATTAGCTAATTCTGTAACGTGTCTTTGATTTAAATTATGATAAGGATTTAACTTAGCTTGTTCTATACTACTTAAAACATCTTGATAACCTTTTGAAAGATTACCAGAGTTCTTTTTAATAGTTTCATCAAAGAGTGCTTGTTGTTGTTCTATATATTTTTGTCTAGCAACAGGATCTATATAAGCATTAGCAGCATTAGCTTGAACCATATTGGACCAATCTTCTCTTGCTGTATCATGTCTAACTTGTTTCTCTAAAGCTTTTCTATCAAAATAATCTACATCTATTTCTTTGTAAGGATTAGCTAAAGGGTCTAAAAATGTAATTGGCATAATTGTAAATTTAATTGTTTATAATCCTAAAGCAGTTATTTCTTCAGCAGTTAATTTAGCTTTTAAAGCAGTTTTCTGAGCATCTGTTAAAGTAGAAGTTTTATTTATAGAAGAAGCAGTAAAAGTATTTTTAGTAGCTAATTTTTCAGCTTCAGCTTTAGTTATAGGATTTCCATCTTCATCTAAATATTTATTACCTCCACCATTAGGGTCAGTATAATATTTATATCCATTACCTTGAAATACTTTAACCATTTGTTGTCCACCAAATTTACTAGTAGAAGGAACATAACCATAACTAAAGTTTTCTCCTCCAGCAGCAGCTAATTCTTCTTTACTTCTTTTATCTGTAAAATAATTTTCAACACCTGTATTTAATCCAGCAGCAACACCAGATAAAGCATTTTGGTATAAACCTACTTTATCTTGTTTTTCTTGCATACCTATTGTAGCATTTAAATCATTAGCTGCATTTTTAGCAGTAGTGTTAAATTCTTTAGCTGTATTTTTAATAGTAGCATTAGCACTATCATAAGTATTAGCTGTTGTAGCTAAATCTCCAGCTTGAGTACCTGTAATACCTATCATATTAGCCATATAATTTCCTGTACCAGTAGCATTATTTTTAGCTACATTCTTTAAAGCTGAATATTGAGTATTAATATTCTGCATAGCCATTGTAGGATCTTGCAAAGTAGGATTATAAACTTCAGCTTTAGTTCTAGGATATTGTAATCTTTTAGCTAAAATAGCAGAACCAACACCCTGAGCTAAATTAGGTAGCATTGAAGCACCTATACCTAACCAATCTGGATTGCCTGCACTTAAAGAACTTCCTATTGTTTCAGTTGTATCAGTTGTATTATTTTCTGTATTTAATCCATTATTAAATTGTGAATAATCTGTAATATTTCCACTTCCTTTAACTGCTCCAGGAAAACTATAATCATAAGATTTTTTTATACTATCCATTCCTAAAGGAGTTAATTTTTCAAAAGTATCTGAATTTGTAGTATTAGTTGTGTTTCCAGTAGTTATATCATTTTGAGTAGTTAAATAATTATTATAATCTGCTACAGAATTTCCATAAGCAGTATTATGTTCAGCTCCCCATAATTGATCAGCTTTATAATTAGGTAATTTACCATTATTATAAGCCCAAGTTTCCCATTGATTTATTTTATTAGTATCTAAAACACCATTATTCATAAATTCAGTAGGATAAGAATATCCATTAACAGTTTTCCAATCTCCACCACCTTCCATTTTAATTCTACCACCAAATCTCATTTGAGGTTGTTGAGCCATTTGTTGCTGTTGCATCATTTGTTGTTGCTCAGGTGTAATCTGTTGTTGAGAATTACTTTGTTGTTGAGTCATCATTTGTTGTTGTGTAGCAGCTTCTTGTTGAATTAAATTCTTCATTTCTTCTGGATATTTAGTTGCCATTTTAGCCATATCTTTTTGAAACATATCCATTTTAATACCTTCTTGTTTTTCCATAAGATTAGCTAATTCTAAATTTTTAGATTCTAAAGCAAATTTATCAGATTTAACATTACCATATTTCTTTTCTATTTTTTTGGCTTCATCAGAAAAAGTTTTATTTTTATCTATTTTAATTTTATCTGAAAATACATAATCTTTAGTATTTCCTATACCTCTACTTTCACCATTTTCTACTTCAACATTTTGTCCTAAAGGTATTCCACCTTGTTCATGTGAATTACCATTAAATTGAGTAATCTCTCCACCATTAGCAAAAGTTTGAACAGGATTATATTTATTTTGCAAACCACTTAATTGTTGTTGTTGAGCTAATATTCTTTGTTGTTTTAGTAATTCTTCATTTTGAGCAATTGTTTGATCTTGGGATATTTCATTCCCCATCATACTAACACCTTTGCCTATTAATCCTACTCCCAAAGGACCTCCTATTCCTGTAGCCATTAATCCAATTCCAGCAGCAGTACTTAATCCTCCTAAAACACCTTGTTTATTATCTTTTAACCATCCTCCATCAGATAGTTTTTTTTTAGTTTTGCATCCCATAATTAATATTATTAATCTTGTTAATTAATATATCTATACAAAGTTATTAAATGTTTTTATATTTAACAACTATAATTAAATATTTTATTTATATATTTCTTACATTAACTTTAACATCTGATAATAATAGATTTTTATTTTTTAAATTATTTGGTAAAATCGTATCTTTCAACTCTAATGTTAGTTCAATCCAATTACCTCTAAATCTATCTATCATTTGGTTATTACCTACATTTTCATTAATACCATCAATAGTTCCTCTATAAGGAATATATCTAGGAAAAGGCATTTGCCAATGTTCTATTGTTTTTCTAATATTACATAATTCACATAATTTCCAATTATTTCCAATTGCTGGAGTAGTATTATTATCTTCAATTAAACTTCTATATATTTGATTATTAAAAATAACTATTTCTTCATTATTAGATACTTTATCAATATAATAATCATTACCTATTTTTAATCCTGAAGTATCTAAAACCAATCTGTCTCTACTATAGTCATTATTTAAATCCATAGGATACAATATAATATCTTCAGATTGTTCATAATTAGTTTTAGCTGAGATATTAGTTATTGTTTCATTTCTAAGATAATTTCCTTTAATATCTCTAATTTCTGAGTAAAATCTAATATTATTAGCTTCTAATTGATTAACTCCATTTCCAGCTATAATTAATTTTAAAGTTGTTGGATAAGTAACCCCATAAAAAGTATTATATAATCCTATATCATGTTGATATAAATCATTATTATTTTCTGTAGAAAAATATCCTTTACTATGATTTATATATAATGTAGGAATAAAACTATAAAAACTTTCAAAACACTCATATAATTCATTATATCCTAATGTAAAAGTATTTTTTTCAAATATAAATTCACTAAAATTTATTAAACTACCTGAAACTAATTCTTCCCCATATAAATAAGAAAAATAATATGAAAATTGTGTAGCTGCTAAAAATCTATAATATCCTCCTTCTATTTTATAAACAGATCCTTCAACAAATTTAGTAATTTCTGTTAAATCCTTTGTTAAATAAGAACCTGTAAATACACATTGATTATTTCCTAAATTAGTATACCAAAATAAACTGTTATTAAAAGGATTAGTGATAGTTAATAAAACTTGAGAATTTTTGGTATCATATACTCCTATACATTTACTATCTTCAAATATATTATTATAAAAATAACTGTGCATATTTTTTAAATCAGAAATACTTCCTATTCCACCACTATCACCTGAAGTATAACTATAAATCTTTTTTTTATTTTTATCTAACCAATATAAAGCTGAAAAAGATTTAATTACATCTGAATTATCTTGGCAACCTATTTCTGTAGACAAATAAGTAAAAGTTTCTAATACTCCACCAGCACCTAAAATAACTTCTGTACCTTGTGTAGATACAGTTGTAACTAATGGATTAACTGTAGCAATACCAACAGCAGAATCTTGAAAATAAAATAAATAATTTTGAAATTGAATTAATTTATTTAATTGCCCATAATTACTATTTAAATTATTATAATTATTTGGTCTAAATATTATCCAACTATCTATTTCTTCATTGTTTATTTTTTTATCAGAATATTTAATTAAAGTATCATTTTTACTTATAGGTATGTAATTCTGAGGTTTAGGAAAATAATTTATTGCATTAGTAGGTTTATTAAATATTGTATTATATAAATATAAATCTTCCCAATTAGTTACTTTAGTAACTTCAGTTGCATTATCAGAATTATCATATTCTTTATAAAATAATAATTGATTTCCTGTTTCTTGAATAAAAGCAATTAAACTATTTCCTATATTTTTACTATGTGTTTCATCATGTCTTAATCTTAAATTATAATCTGTTTCACATGGAAAATAAAAAGTTCTAACTTCATGGAAACTATCGTCTGAATCTGCAAAATAAGTTGTATCTTGATATTCCATCATACATAAATAGGTATCCCCATATCTACAAATTGTTCTTAAAGAATTAGATACTCTACTAGCTGAAATGTAAGTATTAAAAAATCTATCTTCATAAGTATAACCTCCATATCCAAGAATATTTCTTCTTATTTCTAAATTAAACCACCCATCACTAAAAGTTGTATCTGATTGAAAAGCAGAAGGTAAAGAAAAAGCATATCTTCTACCAATTATTCCTCTACGATTATTGTATAAACCTAAATAATTAGTAGCTTGATTATTATTTGCAGAATAAGTTTGAGTAGGAAAAGTCATCTGATTATCACTAATATTATAAATATTTTGAAAATTACTATAATCATAATTTTGTAATTTATAAATATTATGATGAACCTTATATGCCCTTTCTAAAAATGAATTAAATTCAGGATTTTTATATGTTTCATTAGTACCATAAACTTTAGTATACAATCCATCATAGTTATCTAAATAATTAGGATTTAATGTAATTTCAGGACTAATGAATCCAAAAACAGGATGATTTTCAAACATATAATAATAAGATTTATATAATCTATGTGTATCTAAAAGTGAATTTTGATCTTCAGATACACTAGCAATAGATAATAAACCTTGAGTTAAAATAGTTTTATCAGTTGCTTCTCTTTTAACATAAACTATTTTATAAGTTAAAACTTCTCCATTTATTATAGGTCTATTTTTTACAATAATTTCTGGTTGAATAATAGTGGCCCTAATTTTATTATTATTTTCAGCAAAAGAACCAGACAAACTTTCCCAATATCCATTAGCATTTTTAACTAAACCTTGAATAATATTATCAGGTATTTTAATATCAGCAATCCACTTAGCAAATGATTGTCTTCCTTTTTTATCAAAAAAAACAATACCTAATCTATATATTTCACCTCTTCTCCAAGAAGTTTCTCTACCTAAATCAAATCTATCAAAATTAGTTTTAGAAATTGTATTATCATTATTCCCATCATCAATATATGTGAAAAATTGACTAAAACAAAAATCTATATTTAATCCTTTTCCACCTAAAACTTCTGCTTCTGATGGCATATCAGCATTATATGACCAATAAGCATAATTTTCATTACCAAATCCTTCCATATTTCCATAACCTGAAATTCCAGTAGTATCCCATTCTAAATTATAAGGATTGATACAATCATTATCTATTGCTACACTATTTCCTACACTATGATTAAATCTAGTTCCATTATTAATCATTTGAGTAGTAGTTTTATTTTTTTCATATCTGTATGCTCTAGCATCCCAATAGTATCCTAATTTTTCATCTAAATCAAAGTAATCTTCTTTAATATTACCAGCAAATAAAATATCATCTTTAACTTCTAAAGTTTTAGCTGAAAAACTTGAATTAAATAATAAAAATTCAGTATAAGGAATAGTTCCATAATCAGATACTCCACCCTCATCTATAAAAAGTATATTATCTTTAATTTCTCTTTTACCAATTATACTAACTGTTGGAGTATCATAATAATTAGAATAATGCAAAGATATAATTTCACATATAGAATATTGTTTATTCGTAACATTATTTAAATTTATAGAAATTAAAACTCCTTTACCTGTTTGTAAATCTTCAGTTTGTCCAGCAGTTTCCATTCCATATAAATTAGTTATATTAGAATTAATTTGTCCTTTTGTTAATATAATAGGTTCTGAAAGATCTGATACAAATGTATATGCTGAATATTTATCATATAATCTATAACAATATTGAATAACTCCTCCATATAAATTGCCACTTGTATAATTTACAAATGATGGTTTCAAACTACCTGTAGAATCAGATAAAACAATATCTTTAACAATTTCAAAATCATTTACAGTATAAGAATTAATATTATTATAACTTTCTAATCCTATAGTTTCTATATCAGGAGCTACATTAGCAAATTTAAAAGTGTTATTATTATCAACCCAATATATTTTCTGAATTAAAGGATTTTCATATCTTCCAATAGCTGTAATAGGTTTATCCATTCTAAAATTTAAACCAATCCCACTCCATAATTGTAAGTGATAATATCTATCATTATTTGAATATTTTAATAAATCTATATAACAATTAGATGTAAAATCATCTGACAAACTTGTATTTTTTGCATAAAATACAATAATATCATTTCTAATAGTTGTATATCCTATTATAGAATAACCAGTTCTATCGGTATAACCATCATCATCTATTAAGGCATTTGAATTTCCTACTATATTAGTTATATCAGTTAAAGTTGCATTTTTAGTAGAATTAATTCTACCATTTAATAAATAATAATAGGCTGAAGTAGGATATTTATCTTTTGAAATGTCTCTATTCAACCCATCAGTTAATGTAAATTGTATATCTGCCATAATTTATCCAGAATAATATCTATTACTAATTCTACGAAATTTATTACTATCTTTTAAAATATTTAATTTATTGCTATTTTGAGCAGCAGGTAAATAAAATAACCATTCTTGTTCTAACATTTGAAATTGTCTTTCTAATATTTTACCTTGCCAATAAGCTCTTTCACCTATTTTATATTTAATAAAACTTTCTACAGCTTTTATATAATAATTATTGTCTGGTATTAATGGAGAATTATCTTTTTCAGGATAACCTAAATAATTTATAATTACATAACCTTCATCAAAATCTGTATAAACATAACCATTATAAATTTTATACTGTAATTCTTTATTAAATTCTCTTCCTATATCTGTTTCTTCCATAGGATAAGCAGTTTCTCCTTCTAAAATGTATTTGATATTACTTACATTAGAAGGAAGAATACCCTTGCCATTAGTTATAGTAATATTACAACTCATTTCAACTTTATCTTCTATTGTATTAATAGAATTTAAAGTATCAAAAGTCCATTCTTTAATTTCTTCAATGTTCCAATAACCTCCTGGAATATTAAATCTATTTAGTTTTTCTATTATAGTATTTATAGTAATATAATTAGTTATCATTATAATCTATTTTATTATTTTTAATATATTTAGCTAAATCTCTTACTAAATTTCTTGCTGGAACAAAATTATAAATTCTAAATCCAGGATTTTTATTCCACATAAGCCATTTCAATTTCATTCTATAACCATCACTATGAATATTATCATAAGTTAAATATTTTTTTCTTTTTGTTTCAGGATGTTCTTTCCATAATAAATTAGTTTCTTTCCAATCTATTTCTTTAGAATTGCTTACTAATCTTAAACTATTATCACTATTAAATTTATAATTCGGTTTATATCTTTTTACATATAATGTTCCTAATCTATATGGAAGAGATAATACAATTCCTTTAAATAAAAGATTAATTATTTTTTTATTAGCAATTTTTAATACTTTTATATAAACGTTTTTATTAACTGGATTTTCATAGTTATTTTTATAAAATTTATAACTTAAAGTTAATGGAATATCTACTGCTGTTTTACTCATTGTTTCTCTTCTATTTGAGCTTTAATAATACCTAAACCATGCTGCAATATGTTAGATTTGATATATCCCCACATAATATCTGATAAAGGATATTCATAATCTAATTCATTATAATATCCTTTATATTGAAAAGGTATACATTCTAAAGGATTTTCAAATATTGCTTCTATAGAAATATGAGTTAATAATCTTAATTTAGGATTATTATCATTTAATTTAGTATAAATATATCCATTATAAGGAAAACAATAAATATCATTTTTATTGAATTTTCCATTACCGGAATAAATAGCATTATCTTTAGTTATAATATTATAACTATCAGAAAGTATTTTAGCATTTCTAATGTTAAAAATTAAATCTCTATGAGAACTTTTTATAATAGTAGGGATAGGAACTACAGTTTTTAATATTCTATCCATTGTATTAATAAAAAAAGTATCTGATTGGTCTACAATTTTTAATTGTATACCAGATATAGTTTGAATTAATTTATCATCTAATTTATTATTCTTATTACTTTCATTCTTTATAAAAACACTTCTAAATTCATTAAGTAATCTAATTAACATTCTATCATCAATTTCTTGATAATCTAATGGTAAAGATTTTCTTAATTCAGATATATAATCTATTAATTTCATATTATTTATCAAACTTTAATAGTAAAATCACTTAATTGTTTATTTAAAGATTTATCAATATCAGGATCATTATATACTTCAATAATAATTTCATCAAACATTTGTAATACAGTTAAATGATTAGAATATATTTCTTCTTGATAGCTAACTATATTTACTCCATTAATTAATATATAATCAGAAAAAGTTGTATAAACTGCACCTAATATTTGTCCTAGCCAATCATATTTATCTCCTGTTTCACTGGCAGCACTTAATAAAGATTTAGCTTGTAAATTTAAAGGAATAATAACTCTTAAAGGTCGTTCTACAAAATCCCATATCCATTCTACTGGTAATTTTTCTACTAAATCAGTAGAAAGCCATTCTTCTGTTATAAATGGTAAATTGAAACTAATCAATATATTATTTATTAAAGGAATAGCATATAGTTCTTCTTTACAATGTTTAACAATATCACAATATCTATCAGTTGCACCAGTCTTGTCATCATCTTTAGCAGCTTGATTAATCAAATTAAATTCTGCTTTATTATCTTTTATTTTCCACATTATTATACTTTTTTGTTTTCAAAAATATTTTTGTAATTGGCTTCTAAGGTTTTATTAACATCAAATTTCCCTTTATATGAATATTTATAAGTTTCATCTTCATAATCAATTTCAGCAGCATAACCTTCGTATTCTTCTGAATTTGGTTTTAATTTAGAATACTGATAAATTTCAATACCTGTTACTTCAATAACTTTATTAGTTATTTTATCTATAAATGTTATTTTCCACATAGTTAATAAGTTTTATAACGTTCATTTAGTGCTGCTATATTATACAATACTTCTTGTTCTGTTAATACACGATTATACCAACCCCATTCAGATATATCACATTGTCCTGTACTATATAATTGCCCTATTGATATTGTTAAAGAACTAATATTACAATCTACTAAAGTATGTAATATTTTATAACCAACAGTAATTGATGTTGCTTTTGTTATATTACCATAAAATAACGAATATGGATTTCCTGTTTGCCCAATAGAATGAACATAATTTGCATTATATCCTTTACCCAAATACCTCCATCCACTCACCTGTGAGCCACTTACATAGCCAATACCAGCGACAGAATTAGCTGTACTTGAAGTTTGATTTAAAACAATAAACATACTTTTTGGAGATTGTACAGATGTTGAACTTATTAATTTAGATGTATCACATCTAATGTATCCACTTGTAAATGTTGGTTTATTAGCAATAACTCCTTGCACCATTTTTCTTATACCACCATAACCATCTCTAACATCATACGCTTCTGTAACAAGTCCACTACTAAGATTTAATAAACTTGCTTCTGCTCTTCCCCAAAAGGATAATCCTCGTTGAATAGGAGCAGGATAAATAGGAGTATCAACTAGTATTTTTCCATCCGTATTTTTCCAAATATTATTATTTGAATCTTTTAAAATTCTATAACTCATATTAAAATTTTTGTGTTATTATATATAAAGTAACTTCTGTAGATGTAGTTAATGTAATATGTATATCTTTAGTTGCTGTTATACTTAACATTGAATTTAATTTTTGATAATCTAATTCAACTAAACTAGTAGTATTAGCGGGGATCGCCGTTGAAGCAACTAAATCATCATCTCCAGCTGTACTTCCAATTTGAATAAATCCACCAGTAGTATTTGCATTTCTTAAAACAATACTTATTATTTTATGCTGAATTGGAATAGTAAAAGTTTCAGTAGTTAAATAATTACTAATACTTGGAACAGGCAAATAGGTAGTATCAGGAATAATTACTGTTCCAATAAATTTTTCTTTCCTAATCCAAGTATGAGTAGTACCATTATTACTTATACATTCATATTCATAACTGCTATTATGATATTTATAACCTATATCACCATAATTAGCATTATATTCGGAAGTAACCCAATTACTCTCTGTTTCTAATTGAGCTTTTAATAAAATACCATTGGTAGTAGTAACATCAATATATGGTTGTGATAAACTTCTTAACCAAAAATTACTTGCTGTATATTCTGCTATTAATTTTATTCCTATTTTAGTAGTTCCTGAATATCTATCACCAGCAAGTCCACTCATTGCACTTGATTGTGCATCTACCCAATTACTATCTATTTCTAAAATAGTACCAGATATATCATTAGTCATAAGTTGATTTTCTACTAAATCTATTGCTTCAATATTTCCATCTAATCTTCCTAATACTTGTTGAGTAGATAAAGCAACATCTGTAGGGTCAGTACTATTAGTTGTATTATTTGCTTTTATTGTATTAGCTGCCATATTAGCTAATTTAGCATTACTAATAGTATCATTAGGAATTGTAGCGACATAAGTTCCATTACTCATTGATGATGTAGTAACATCTGTTGAAAGAGTTATTGTTTGGTCTCCAGTATTAGTTCCACTTAATCCTAAATCAGCTTTTAATGTAGCTAAAGTTTGCACTTGTGGAGGACCAGTTAATAAATCTTTTCTATAAAATACAGTTCCAGTAGCAACATCAGACATTTTAGCTAAATTAACTACTCCTGGATCAATAGTCCAAGTAGTTCCTGAATTAGTAACTGTTATATCACCTTTATCTGCATCAACTACTTTAGCTAAATCAACAATACTTTGTACAGTAGCTTGTTTTAAAGCTCCACCAGCATCTGTATCAGAAATAAGAACTATATCAGATACTGTAGCAGAAGCTGGAGTTTTACCTGTTATAGCAGTTTTATCTATTGTTAAAGTAGTTGTTCCTGTAACATCTCCAGTATGATTAATTGGATCATATTGAGAATGTAAATGATTTCCTCTAGCTACTTCAGTGCTAGCTGTACCAAAATTTTTATTATATGCTGTATTTTTAGGAACTGATACTAAACTGGTAATTCCACCACTAACTCTTGATTCAAGAATTTGATTATCAGCAAAGGCACCACTAAAGTATTCTTGTAAAATTGTAACAAATTCATCATTACTTAATGAACCATTGATTACTTCAAAATTATTAGTTGTTATTACTTCAGTATCTTGTAAAGTAAATTTAAAATTATAAGTAGTTGTTTTTGTAGCTGCATTATAACCTAAATTCTGTAATTCTAATTTATCAATAATTGAAATAGGAATATTAATTCTCATAGGAGTACTATATATTCCATCTGTACCAATTTTAGTTTTCATCCAAACATGAGAACCAACTAAAACACCATTTAAATAATGTTCAACTGGTATAAAATTATCTTCCCAATCAAAACTACTTTCACTACCATTAGGAAATCTTCCTGTAGAGTAATCAAAATCTATATCGTGGGAATATTGCATGAAAATCCTATTAGGAGCTTCTATATTTGAAGGGTAATTATCTGTATAAGCCATTTTTATTTATTTAATTGTTTCCCAATTATTTTTAATTTTAATTTTAAATTTATCATTAACTACATCATAATAAAAACATCCATTAGGAATACTTTCTATTTTTTCTATTGATGGAGGACAACTAACATTAATAGGACTATTGAAATTTATTATACCAGAATTAGTTAAAGCTTGTATAACGTCTAATCCATTAATTTTAGAATGTTCTTTTATAATTTTTTCTAAATTTAAATTTTTATTTTCTAAATCTTTAATTCTATTTTCTAATTTTTCAATTAAAGAACTTAATCCTAATATAGAAGAAAGTTCTTTAATATCAATAGAATTTTTTCCTGTACTATCTTTTTTTAATAATATCTCCATTAACTTAAGGATTCAACATCTAAATTGCCATTATCATCCATAATTAATTTCTTTACAAGAGTACCACCAACAGAAGTTATAACTAATCCTACGCCTCTTCTAATTTCAATATTTCCATAAGCTATATTTTCATCTACTTTATCATCTAATTTACTTTGTAAATTAAGAGTTTTAGAAATAGTTAAAGCTCCATCATCAACACTATGCCTATGATCTTCTCTTGCATAATCTATACTTGAACCTGTAACTGATGAACCATTAATAGCATTTACAATTGTTGCAGGACTAGGTACTGCTCCATCAAATACATCTAAAGTAATAGTAAAATTACCATCATCTTGAATTAAACTTATTCCTGTACCTGCTTGAAGTATATCTTTAGTATGTCCATAAATATAAGATTTATTTACATAAGCATCTATAATTCCTTGTAATACAGCTAAATCTGTAGTTAATACAAAATCTAAACTATCAGGATTTACTCCAGCTACAACAGTTGGATCTAAAGCTAAAGTAGCAAAAGCTGGTCCAACATTACTAGCCATTATGTTAATAGAGCCAAATAAAACATCATCACCTACATTTAAACTTGTAACAGCATAACCTTCTAAAGTAGTTTCTAAAAAAGATGTTTTCAATCTTAATTCCCCAGAACCATTAACATCTATTGTAATATCATCATATTTAACTGTTAATTGCCCATTTATTACTTCGATACCTTCATCTTCATTACAAGTATCATCTGCTAAATGCCCATTTTTAATTCCATTTTCTTTAACTGTAATTTCTCCATCTATAAATTCTAAGGTAGTAGGTTCAAGCATTATTTCTAAAGGATCACTTAAAAGATTTCCTTTTTTTATACCTTTTTTAGAGTCTACACAATTAGGATGTAAATGTTTATTCATTATACCTTGATCACTACCATTAGTTTCATATACTTTTAATTCTACTCCACTACTAGTACTTATTGTTTTATCATCTACAAGAACATTAACTCCATTAACATCAACTAAAATACAATCTCCTGTTTTAATATAAATATTATCAAAACCATCAGTTTCTATAATTCCTTTATCAGTAGAAGTTTCTAATCCTGTAAAATCAGTTCCTGTTGTAGGACTAATAAAATCATCTACATTAACTCTAATTAATATAGGTGTTTCTCCATCTAAAGTAGTAACAACATTTCCAGTTCTGTCAATTCCAGTAGTTAAAATACCATCTGAAACTAAATTAGTTAAATCTACTTGAATATTCTCTTCGTTATCTAAAGTAGAAGTAAATGTATTTAATCCATAAGCTGCAAAATCCTCAACTTTAACTTTAACTTCAGTATCACTTTCAGTATAATCTAATCCATCAGTAAAAGTATCTTGTTTAAAAGCCGTAGCATCTATAGAATAATCTATAATTTCTAATTTGCCGTTAGAAATAGTTATAGTTCCAGTTAAACTATCTTGTAAAGCTAAAACAAAATTATCTAAATATCCAATATTAGGAGAACCTATTGATTCTTGAACCATATATAAAGGTACATTTAAATTTACAAATAAAGTCCATCTTCCATCAGCACAAATATATACTTTTCCTCTACTTGAATAATAATCTTCTAATCTCATATCAGTATATACAGCACCTGTGGAATTAGTAGCTAAATATCTACATTCAAAATCTACTATTCCTGCTGATAAAGCTGTCCAATTTATTAAATCATTACTAAAATGAGTATATGATACTCCTCCTACAGAAACTGTATTAGCAGCTATTAAAGTAGATGTTAAAACTAATACACCATCACCTATTGATAAAAATAAATAAGGTATAGAAGTATCATTACTTCCTGGATTGCATGAAGTACAAGTTGAAGTTCCTATTAATCCGCTATTACAATCAGGTCTTAATTTTAAATAACCTACGGCATCTATATTAATACCATCTCCTTGAATACCTTTATCTCCAGTATCTCCTTTTTCTCCTTTTAAAGTTTCAGTATCTAATAAAGTAATCCAAGTAGAATCTTCAATGAATTTCCATTGTAGTAAACCTTCATGCAATTTAAATTCAGGTTCTTTAGGAACTAATCTATAAGGTAATTGAAAATTAGTATCTCCAGAATGTTTTACTCTTTTATATTTATGCCCTTCAACTACTGTAACTCCATCTAAAGTATAGATGTGTTGGTAAGGATTAAATATTTTTTCCCAATGAGTAGTACCATTAACTGAATATTCTTGATCTTCAATAGCTATAATAGTGCCATCATAAAATCTGATTATACCATTATAAGTTTGTAATATTGAATTATCTGTCATTATATTTTATATTTTAAATTATTATACCTAATATTCTTTGCAATTTATCCAAAGTATCATTTGCTAATACTTCGTTTTGTTGTATAGCTGCTAAAATAAGAGTATCTCTTAAACTTACAGCTAATCTAACTGTTTCTAAATTATAATTAACATCAACACTATCACCTACATAAGTAATATCATAATTATTAATATTAACTTGATAACTTGTTGTGGTTAATAAATTGTTTATTGCTTCATCTATAGTTTTATAAATTACAAAAATAATATGTTTTTCCATAACATCATTAATTGTAATATATAAATGATAAACTCCATCTGGTAAAACTTCTGTATTACCTAAACCTAATAAAGAACTGGTAATAGTAAAACATTCAGTTTGTAATCTTTGAGTTTTTAAATAATTAATTATATCAAAAGTATTAGTTGGACCACCATTTTCTAATTTACTACATTTAATTCTTAAATACATATTCCATATATTTAAAGGTAACTGTTGTCCTAATGGTGATATATCATATAATTTTATAGTTTTACTATCTGTTAAAACTGGTAAAAAATCTATTTTCATTTTAATTTATTTATAATTTTTATATCTACCATTTTGTAAAGTAAATACTTTTTTAGCATCATATACAGCAGAATATAAAGCATTATCAATATAATTTAAAAAGTAATTAAATATTTGTAAATTACTTTCTCCTTCACATTCAGGAATAGTTTCTATAAATCTTTCAATAAATGCAATATTATTATTATGGTATTCTTTAAATCCTAATGTTTCTTCACAAGAAATTGTGCATCTTGTTTTGTTTTTTTTATAATTTTCGCATGATAATAAACACATTCCTTCATAAGATAAATTATAAAAATAATCAGCTTCTTTTCTATCTTCTAAATATTTAAAATAATTTTCTTTTATTTTATTTTCATATTTTTCTACTATTTCAAAAGTTAAAGTTTCTAAAGAATTTCTTAATTCTAATTTTTTATTTGAATTTAAAATTTTAGTATTAATTTTAATCCAAGATAAAATTTCTTCATTGACTACTGTTAATTTAGTTTCTAATAAAATATGAAATAATTTAGTTTTTTTAATATCATTAAATTTAATTTTTTTAGTCGTATTTTTATAACGTTCAACATTATAAAAAAATCTATGTGCTAATAGAGTATTTTTAAATATAGCTTTTAATAAATGTTTAAATCCAATTAATAAAAAATTTCTAAATGATTTACTAATAATTAATTTTATTAATATAGGACTTAATACTGTTAATAATCCAGTTAAAGTTATTTTATTATTAATTAAAAAAGTAATAAATGAATTTAATAATTCTTCCATTATATAAATTTTAAAATAAAGTAGTTTAAAATTAAATATAAACTACTTTATTAATTAATATTTTATTAATCCCAAACAGCAACAGTTACAGTAGCCCCAACACTAACAGGTAACCATTGACAGTAAAATGTAATTTGACCATCTGTAATATCAGCAGTACCAACAGTTAAATCAATATCTGTTCCACTAACTATAGCATATTCATTAGTTTGACCTAATGGTATTAATGTAGCAGTTCCACTATTTGCAAGAATATCTCCAGCAGCTAAAGTAGTAGCATTAGCAACAGTAGCAATTAATCCAGAT